ATTAGATCCTGAGTGATAGATTGATTAGATCCTGAGTGATAGATTGATTAGATCCTGAGTGATAGATTGATTAGATCCTGAGTGATAGATTGATTAGATCCTGAGTGATGGCTCTCATAGATTGAAGGATGATAGATTGCTGGCTCATAGGATCATAGCTCTCATAGATCGCACGAATCAGTGAGATTAATCATCCATCACAATTGAATCTAATTCTCACTGTAACTCAATGATCTCAACCTCTGGAGAATCGGAGCCATTCGATCAGGTGTTGAGTCTAATTCTCACTATATCTCACAGTCATTGAATATGTCCAATAATCCCTTCATAGGGCTGCTATTCACAGGGTGATCCGCCCATGATCGATCGATGTGTAAGATTAATGCAATGACTACTAGATCTATCGATGGAATGATTGAAGCACTTAGTGGATCAGCTCACCTCCTTCAGTCACTATCTAACATAGTATGAATTGATCATCCTCCAAGATTGAATGCCAATCTGACTGTCTCCCTGCGATCCTGATCTCTGGAGAATCCACCCTTCCTGACCAGCTGTCGAGTCCAATTCTGACTGTAGATTACAGTTATTGAATATGTCTGAGAATCCCTCTGGCGACCTAGGATCCACAGGCCAATCCACACATGATCGATCATTATGTAAGATCAATGCAATGACTTCCAGGGATGTTGATGCAATTATCTGAGCACCCAGAGGATCGAGTGGATTGATAGTCAGGGTGATAGCTCCCGTAGACTACATAGACAGAAGTATGATGGATTGTTAGTTCCTAGGGGAATAGATCTTGTAGATGGAAGGATGACAAGATGATAGTTCTCATGGATCTCATAGATTGGATACATCTCAGGATTGATAGATCAGAGAGAGTTACTTCTGAGAGGTTGGGTAGATTGTTACTTCTCAGGGTCATAGGACCGATGTGATAACGATATAGGTGGGGAGAATAACATACATTCCCGCATCTCCCTGACAACATTGGATGGCATAATCCTCTCTGGATCATGTAATCTTATCATTATAACTACATCTGGATTGGATGAGTGAATACTGTCTGAATACCTGAAGATCTTCTAAGTCCCAAGGTTGAGTATCTATCTGATTGCCTCACTAGAGCTACAGTCTTCCCTGGAATGTTAGAGTTGAACTGATCAATCAATGAGAGACCGTCAGATGGTGTTATCTCGAAGACTTGAATGTTAGGTAGAAGGATATTAGCAATGTATGGAAGGAATACTTCATTGGTTCTATCCTCCAATAGTGCTTGTTGTGCTGCTAAGATATCAGCATATTCATTACCTGGAGTAGGTTGAGGAAGGTTCAAGGATGAGAAGTCATAACTATCGAAGTTAAGTCTAGAAGGATCATTGGGATTGATCTCTCCAAGCTGTTGAGCTAGAGCTTGCTTCAATTGATTAATGTATTGAACTCTCTCAGATTCATTCATTCTGTTGTAGTTAGTAGACCAAGCCTTCACCAGGGAATGAAGCATTCCTGAATCAATACTATAGATCTGAACATATCCCGTCTGTCCAATGTCTCTAGTGTAATCATCGGGGTATGTAACATCCTCAAGTTCTGGAGTTATTATTGGAGCAGTAATGTTCTGATCAGGTATTAATCTGTCATATACCTTGTAGCTTATCTCAGGATAATATGTGAGATTAGGCATTGTGAAGGGAACACTAGGTGAGTAGACTAACTCTGTAGGAAGTAATTGAATTCTCTTCAAGCTAGTAACTGTCCTTCTCTGCGGCTTACGTCTCTCATTCTGCTTCAATGACTCAGTTGTATCTGAGAAGAAGTAGACAGTGTTAGGATCATTGAGTGCTATGTCTGGATCAACTTCAGGTCTAGATCCCTTCAATCTAACGAAGGAGAAGAGAGAATTGAAGAGAGCTTCATCTGAACTCATGAATGCATCAGAGCTTACATCTTGCAATCCCTCAGAGTCTACATCGAATCCATGTTCCCTCAATCTTCTGAAGAGATCATCTATGTGAACTAGCCATTCCTTCTGATCTTGAACTATTGTCTCATTGATGTTGATATGTACAGATCTATCCTGATCAAGTGATATCGTAGCTGGACCTAATGTGATGATATCTCTGGAAGTGCCACCTACGGATGGGTTCATGAACTCTAATAGCTTATCTCCATTCATGAAGAATAGAATGATCTGTCCATTGGGCTGGAGATTGTCTACAATTGTTCTAACTAACTCATCTAATAGTTGAGGTGATTCCCAGAAGAATGTTAGACTAAGCATCATGGCCACAACGTCAGCTCTTCCAACATACTTCATTCTATCTGATATGACTTGAGTGTCTTGACCGTTAGCTTGAATGACTCTCACTCTCATGTTAGGAGGTCTAATACTCTGAAGTCTCTCGATAAGATCAAGAGTATGCTCAGGCTCTACGGCAATAACATCTGTGAATCCTCTCCACTTCCTGATATCTCCTCCTCTACCTGAGCCTATATCTAATAGGATCTTCTGTTCTGTTGAGATATCATTCAGAGCCTTAGTGAATAGATCTCTCTTGACCTTGTTGTGGTGTAATCTCAGGAAGAAGAATCCTGTTCCATCCAGATCATTGTATGTGATTGGATTGGCTATAGCTGCGACAACATCTAATCCAATATCTAATGAGTTGGGATAGGGCTTATCATACCTAATTAATCTAGGCCTCCAAGCTTGACTCTGTAAGTTATATTCGAACTCAACTACAGTATAGCCTGTCAATGAAGCCAGGATATCATCAGGATCTTCAATATTACTGGTAACTCCTAATCTCTTCAATTGTTCATCCACAGTTACAGGATCTCTAGAGTTAAGGTATAACTTACCTTCCTCATAGCCGAAGTCTACTGTGAGATCGCTAGAATCCTTAACCTTGAGCACTTCGGGATCTGTGACTAATGATCTATCTTGAAGCCTTCTCTTGTAAGGACCTGTGTTATATCTGTAATTGATTGGAGTTAGCATCATACCATCAGTCTGATAGGGCAATTGCTCTTGAGATCCATCTCTAGCTTGTTGTTGAGATCTCAGAGCAGTGAAGCTATCGAAGAACTTGTTAGGTGTATCAATAGTGAAGTAACTCTTAACATGAACTGTCATGAGATCATCCTGGAAGAATCTAGACATATCCCTCACATTCTCCAATCTTCCGTACAATGAATCAGACTGTACATTCACATCTCCATTCAAGCATATACAATCGAAGGGAACATATAGATGTCTAGTGATGGGAGCAGCCGTTGTTCTTCTATCCTCGGGAACTAACTCACCATCATAGATGGATCCTCTCAAGTCCTGGGGAATAGATCTAGATATGAGATTGTAATTGTAAGGAGGATATAACAACCATACACCTGAATCTGCTATCATCAGACACTTCCTCAATCCATCAACCTTCTGACAGAGGGCATATTGAATTGGTCCATCAACTAATCCTCCTCTATCGAAGTCATTCCTTCTGAGAAGTCTAGATTGAACCAGAGGACTGTTGATTAACTTACTTGAGTCTCTGGTACCATTCTCACTGAGTAATGAATTCCATTGCTCTGTGACTTGAACTCTCTCATCCTCAGTGTATAGCTCTTGAGTCTCATTCATAATCTGGATTAGACCTCTAGCGAAGTTAGGCAGTTGAGAGATTAGAGATAGATCTGTCAGTTCAATCTCAGCTTCATATGTATCGAAGGTTCCTCGATCATTGACAGTCCTCACAGATGTCAGATCAACTCTATAGCCACTATGAACATATGAATATCTCGTCTTCTCTCTGATCAATGTTGGATTGAAGGAGGGAGGCAAGGATCTGATCGCATTCTCTCTAGATCTTGTGATTGAGAACATATAGTCAGTATCGTAGTATGTCTCCCCTCTCTCCTTCCTCATGAAGTATTGTTCATTAGTTGTAAGGTCTGTAGTCCTTCTGAACTTACCTGAGATCTCATCAACTGTTCTCACAGGAGTAGCAACACCAATAGACCTATCATAATATCTCCTGAGGACTTCGAACTTATTCGGTCTAACGCTAGATGCATATCTTCTGTTACCGTCTCTATTGGTAATCTCCTGAATGACCTTAGCTTCAACTTCAAGGCCTCTTCTATCTCTAGATACTTCAAGGATGGTATCTTCAAGGAATTGATCAAGTTGTGAACTCATTTACGGCCGAGAGAACAATATCACAAGACACAGGATAGTGTATATGTTGTTACTCTGATTGCCCATTGATTATGAATGATAAAGTTCTTATGCATATATGACAGCATAAAACATAACATGAGTTCTGAAGTATCCACCCACATCGAGAGATTAATTAAGGTCTGTATCTCAACATTAGATAAGCATTCTGGATTAGCTATTCTATCTGAGAAGGAAGTAGCAATGAGCGCAGGTGTTAACTCCTATTATGCTCTATTCACTACAACTAGAGCACAACGTCACAATGACTTCATCTCTGTGTTCAATCAACATGCTAATGCTCTAAGTGCTGATGCTCATAACCTTCTCTCACAGACAGATGTGTATGTGTGTCCACAGGATGGTTGTGTTCTTGATATCTCCAACATCTATAGGACTGCATGCTTCATCAGATCATCCATTGAATCTAGAATCACTAACTTCACCCCAGATGTTCTCAAGACAGTACCTGAAGTTCTATACGCTGATGCTATTCTCCTTCATCTGTATAGAATTGGATCCTCTACTCAACAACCTCCAGTGAAGGATACATTCGATCATCTCATCAATGTCACTACTGATAAGATTAAGAACTATGGAAGGAAGACTCAACAACCATCTCAGAGACAAGGAGAACCTCTGGAGATCTTGAATGATACAACCATGATCAAGACAATCATTGGATATGCAACTGATCTCCTCAGTAATTCAGGAATAACACCAGATGCTAACTCCGAGGGAATCACCGAGAAGGTTCAAGCTGTCTTACAGAACTCTGCTGTTACTGACACTATCAACAAGGTTGGTAAGGACATGGAGACGGGAGGAGTCAATCCTCAGTCCATGATTGATACTATCATAGGCTTATTCAAGAATGAAGACTTCAGAAGAGATCTAGGTATTAGCAATGGACTTCCAATCACACAAGATGCAAGTACTTCCCAATCATCATAATATCACATATATTACATCATCAACTTACTGTTGATGCGATATTCTCTGAGATGTTCGTGTATTAGATCTATTGTGCCTGTGGGATTGGATGTTACATGACAATGCGATAGATCAGATGTGATCAATTCTCTGCTATGTGAGATGTTCAAGTAATGTTATGAATGTCATCCTTACATCTGTAGAATAATTGCGTATCTCCCCGAGTGTAGCATTCGGTTCTAATCTATGATCGGATCGATTACATCAATAGATCTCATAGTCATTGCAATGATCTTACATACTGATCGATCATGTGCGGATCTCCTCGTGGATCATAGCCCACTAGAGCATAATTCAGACATATTGAGTGTACTTGAAGTATAGGTGAGAATGACATCCAACCAAGGTGAGGGATGGATTGAATCTCCAGAGGATGGGATTGGTTCAAGACAGTGAGATTATGGCTTAGATTCGGCATATCAATTAATTCATACATTCCTACAGTCAATGTATTAATTCGATCTAGATTCTATATGTATTAATGAATGCAATGAGTATCCAAGTAGTCAATGCATTAAGTTCTACGTGTACGAGTCATCTCAGGTCTATGGATCTAATCAATCTAGGTCTATGGGTCTCTCAGGGATGTATCAATCTGGGAACTAACACACCAACGCATCTAGGACTAATCATTGAATCATTCTGGGTCATATCATCTGAGAGACACATTGATTCATCCCTGGGAGATATAATGACCAATCTAGATCAATTCAATGATTAGTCCTAGATGTGTTGGTGTGTTGGCTCTGAGAGATACAATGATTAGTTCCTGAGAGATACAATGATTAGTTCCTGAGAGATACAATGATTAGTTCCTGAGAGATACAATGATTAGTTCCTGAGAGATACAATGATTAGTTCC